GAGCAGGTCTAGTTTAATTAAAACATCAAAGACGAAGGCTCGAGACTTTATCGGAGAAGTTATAGGTTGGTTTGATCACCTGAAACCCTATGGCTTGCTCAATAATTCTTTTAGTGGTAAATCTGTACGCCGCAGCAGATCATATACCACTTTACAAACCGCGGCAATTTGAAAAGGAAATATATTATGTCAATTACTGCAAAAGTATTACGTCATTTGTTAAAAGGTAACACTGTTACAGCTGCTGAAATCAGTGGTAAATTTGGTTCTGCAACTCCAACAGAAGTTATCAGACAATTACGTATGAAAGGTTATGCTGTTTATTCTAATAAAACAAAATTATGGGACGGCACACCTACGACTAAGTACCGCATTGGTACTCCATCACGAGCTATGGTAGCAGCAGCTTACCAAACAGTTGGTGGTTCAGTATTTAAATAATACAGGGCAGCGCAATGCTGCCTCCTTTAAGTATATTCATATGAGTATATTTAAAAGAGGTAACATATGAGAAAAGAAGACATAATTCAATCACAAGACAGGAATCACAAAGGCGGACGAAAGTTTGACGGTGGTAAGTTACAATATGGTTTATTACCACCTTCAGCTTTAAAAGATGTTGTACAAGTACTTACATTCGGTGCAGAGAAATACGAACCTGATAACTGGAAACGAGTACCTGATGCAAATCGAAGATATTTTGACGCAGCAATGAGACACTTATGGGCATATAAAGAAGGTGAAATTAATGACCCAGAAACCGGTGTATCACACTTAGCACATGCTGTATGCTGCATTTTATTTATGAATGAACTTGATAATGAGGGAGAATCATGAAATTATCTAAAGAAACACTAACCATTATTAAAAACTTTGCAGGTATTAATGGTAACCTGCTTATTAAACCTGGAAATCAACTAGCAACAGTGTCTATATCTAAGACTGTATTTGGTAAAGCAACAGTTACTGAAAGCTTTCCACATGAGTTTGGTATATATGATGTTAACGAATTCTTGGGCGCAATGAGTTTATTTGACGACCCAGACTTAGAGTTTACCGAAAAATTTGTCACAATCAAAGAAGGTAGAAACTCTATTAAATATTTTGGAGCAGCCACTCAAAACATGGTGGTACCATCGAAAGACATCGTCTTTCCAGAAGCGGATATCAACCTCTCTCTCGAAGCTTCGACCTTGGCTATGATCATGAAGACTGCTCCAATCCTTAAATCTGAGGATGTATCATTTGTAGGTAATGGATCTGAAATCAGTGTATCTGTTGTAGATAAGAAAAATGCTACAGCAAATAACTATACACATGTTATTGGATCAGATCCTAAAGACTTTAAAGTAAACCTTAAAGTTGATAATCTTAAAATGTTACCAGGTGATTATGACGTATCTATTTCGTCTAAGAAGATATCACAATTTAAATCAAAAGCAATTGATCTAACTTACTATGTAGCAATCGAAGCCGACTCAGAATTTAATCTGTAATGATTGAAGAGGGAACTATATTATGAACGAATACTTATGGGTTGAAAAGTATCGACCACAAACAATCAATGATTGTATACTTACAAAAGAATTAAAAGAAACATTTAAACAATTTATAAGTTCAGGCGAGTTGCCTAACTTTCTTTTTGCTGGTGGACCTGGTATCGGGAAAACCACAGTCGCTAAAGCACTATGCAATGAGGTTGGTGCTGAGTATCTTTTAATCAATGGTTCAGAAGAATCAGGTATTGATACCCTTCGTACTAAGATTAAATCGTTTGCTTCAACTATCTCCCTCACCGACTCTAAAAAAGTAGTCATACTAGATGAAGCAGACTACCTCAACCCCAACTCAACCCAACCTGCATTGCGTGCTTTTATAGAAGAGTTCTCTAATAATTGTCGATTCATCTTTACTTGTAATTATAAGAATCGTATTATTGAACCTCTACATTCAAGATGTTCTGTTGTAGATTTTAAAATAGAAAATAAAGATAAACAAGAAATTGCAGCAGCATTCTTTAAACGTCTAACACATATCCTTGATACAGAAAATATTCAATATGATCCTAAACCAATCGTAGAACTCGTAACTAAACACTTACCTGATTGGCGACGAGTTATTAATGAATTACAAAGATATTCTGTAACAGGTAAAATTGATAGTGGTATTCTACTTAATCTCACCGAAGAATCATTTAAACAACTAATTAAAAACCTTAAGGATAAAAACTTTACTGAAGTTCGTAAATGGGTTGCTAAAAATGGGGATTCAGATAGTATAAATATATTTAGACAACTATATGATACTGCATCTACAAACTTAGAAGCAGGCAGTATTCCTCAGCTTGTATTGATCCTTTCTGATTATCAATATAAAGCAGCATTTGTTGCAGACCATGAACTAAACATGATGGCCGCTCTGACTGAAATCATGGCTCAATGCAAATTCAAATAGGAGCAGCTATGGGATTTTTAATTTTTGTATTCGGATTTTTGGCCGGATGGTTTACATTCAGACATTTACTCAATAAGAAAGTAAATGAAATCCATGAAATGATGGAAAAGAATTTAGAAGAATCTAATGCTAAGATGGAACCAAAGAAGGTATCACTTAAATTTGAAAAGATTAATAATGTGATTTATGTATATAATCGTAAAACAGAACACTTTATTACTCAAGGCAATACATACCAAGAAATAATAGAAGATCTAGAAGCAAGATTTCCGGATACAGTATTTCTTGCTGCGCCTGGTGCTTTAAAGCAAATACAAAATGATAGTCTATCAGTGTAAACATTCTAGACGATCTGCAGACGTTGCGCAATTTATTAAAGATGAATTGACAGTTTTATTATTTGAAGATGAAATACATATTGGAACAAAAACATTTGACAATATAAGTGATGCGGAAATAGCCGCAGAAAATTGGGTACTACATTATGACAACACCATTCGACTTTCTAAACAGCATAAATGATAATAAAAAGGATCTCTTTGAAGATCCACAAAATGAAAAAGAATATGCTCCTTTTTTAATTAATAAAGGTTTATCATATTTTCCTGATACTATTCTTTATGCAAATGAAATGAATCAACATGCTGACATTCCAAAGAAATGGCAGTTCGATTTCTTAAGGTTTTCTATACCAAAAAGGCGAAGATTCTCTAAGTGGCATAAGAAAGAAAAAGCCTCAGATATTATAAAACTAGTAATGAAACATTATAAATATTCTGAGAAGAAGGCATATGAAGTAATTGATATTCTTTCTGATGACAATATAAAAGAACTCATTGAAACATACCACGAAGGTGGTAGAAACTAGATTGTATATAAATAAATCTAGGTAAAATAACAAAGGTATTATATTATGACTTCGTCGATGATATATTATGATTGGACACCTGATGCCATGCTTGAAGTTGACTTGATCGAACCAGACAACTTTCTAAAGGTCAGAGAAACTCTCACTCGAATAGGCATAGCATCTCGTAAAGAGAAAAAACTATTTCAGTCCTGTCATATACTACACAAACAAGGTAAGTACTTTATTGTACACTTTAAAGAATTATTTGCTCTCGATGGCAAAGAATCTGATATCTCTATGTCCGATATAGAGCGCAGAAATGTTATCGCTGAGTTATTACAGGATTGGGACCTTCTTAAGATTATTGATAAATCTAAGGCGGAACCTAAAGCATCCCTTTCTCAAATTAAGGTTGTATCTTATAAAGAGAAAAATGAATGGGATTTGGTGCCGAAATACAACATCGGTGGAATTAAAAAAAGCAAGGAATAAATTATGGCTATAAAATTAGAACTTGAAGTGCAAGAAGTAAACTTAGTGTTAAGATCATTAGGTAAACATCCTTTTGATGAAATTGCTTCTTTAATTGGAAAAATTAAACAACAGGGCGAAGCGCAATTAGCTGAACAAGAAAAAGCTAATGCTGATGCAGCTCCTGCGGCTGAAGCTCCTGCTGCAGAGTAGTTAATACTTTTAACTAACGTTTATTAATACTTTTAACTATATACTTTTTATAGTTAATTGATATATAATAATAGAGATAACTTATTGTAGATTATCGATAAAGATGAAATATGATAATGTTATCTTGTGCTCAAGGTAGACTTGTTGAAAGACTCTCTACTGAACTGCTTATTTAAATAAAATTCTTAAATAAGGAGAAACATTATGTGGACTAAACCAGCTGCAACAGAAATGAGATTTGGCTTCGAAGTTACTATGTACGTATGCAACAAGTAATTTCTAACTGATTTTAAAATCTGTTATAAAAGATAAGAGGGAGCTTCGGCTCCCTTT